CAGTTAACCAAAGGCACTGATGTCTTCCAAGTCTCGCACCCTGCCAACTTGTTTTGGCACCGCTACGCCGATCACGGGTTGAGGGTTTATACACATGGGGATGACCATGATGACAGCAAGCAATTGCTGACTAGGATACCCCTTTTCACTAACTACCACGGCGACCCCGATACGCAGAGCAAGATAGAAATCTTGTTGAAGTTGCAAAAGTTGCTGTCTGAAGCCTACGAGTCTTTCCCCGACGAACACATTGGGGTGGAGATCTTCATGGCAGAAAATAACGTGAATGCTTAAATGAATGATGCGTATGAAGAATGGCTTGCTAAAGGTAATAAGCCAACTCAGCTTCCAGATGATGCAACTGTTGGTGATACCAGGCCGTGCATAAACTGTGGGCAACTCAAGCCAATGGCTGAGTTTACGCAGTTCAAAGGACGATTAAAGTGTCAAGCTTGTTACCAAAGAAAAAGCAAAGGCTTTGTAATGAAGGAGTGATCATGAATGAACCAACACGCGAACAGGCAGAGGCATCAGATCCTGCCGCCCCATGGAACAAACCCGACGCAGAGTTTTGTGACAAGCATCCTGATGAAGAGATCGACACTGCTTGGTACGAAGACTGCGATTCGCCTACCGGATGGCATGCTCATAAGTACTGCCCAGTCTGCGAGGCACTTGCCCACCTAGATGAAGGGCAACTGTACTGCGAAGACTGTTACAAGTCTGACCTTGAGTACGATCCAGATGAAGGGTTCTATTGTTTAAATTGTGATGCATATGCAGAGGGAGTAAACACTCATGCAGGACATGAATGAAGAGTTTGAAATTGAAATGCCTGGCGCGGATGAAGAACATCAGTACGCCCTGCAACTAATAAAGAACATGGCTTCTGTCGCGGATGATTTAGATCCAGACATATTTGCAGAGACTATGTTGATCTACGCAGTAACCTACCACTTGTCGAGCGGCAACACAGAGATAGTCCGCGAACTTCTATCCAAGGCTTTAGCCTCAGAAGAAGAAGAGCCGATGGTATGTCACTAATGAAGTTAAGGTACTACCAAGAAGAAGCGATTGATGCTGCGCTGCATTGGTTTGAGACTCAATCAAGCCACCCTTTAATCGTACTACCCACAGGTGCTGGCAAGACAATAGTCTTCGCCAACCTGATCAAACAATTATTTGAGCGTGAGCCTGACTGCAGAGTATTGATCCTCGCACACCGGCAGGAGCTCGTGTCTCAGGCTGAAGATAAGCTTAACAAGGTATGGCCCTGTGCCCCGTCAGGCATTGTTGCTGCAGGACTCAGGCAGTTTGAAGTTGATGCGCGCATTGTTATCGCCAGCAGAGACACCCTGGCAACGCCTAAGCGATTGATGTCTAGTGGGCACTTCGATTACATCATTGTCGATGAAGCACACCACGTTTCACCAGACCAGAAGACGCGCTACCGAAAGATCTTTGAACACTTTGCGCTTGAGCAATGGAGTGAACCTAGAATCCTAGGCGTAACAGCTACACCATTTCGTATGGGCCAAGGCTTTATCTATGGCTTAGACGATCACTTCTTCTCAGGCGTAGCTTACAAGGTAGGTATACCTGAGATGATCAAGCAGGGTTATCTGTGCCGCTTGTCTGCGTTCAAGGTAGATGATGAAGCAGTGATCGATGCATCTACTGCGCGGGTCAAGTTCAAGGGCGGTGACTACCGCGAGTCAGACATTGCAATGCTTGCCATGGAAGATCACACCATGCTTGCCATCGTTAACGACTGGATCGACAAGGCGTACAGCAAGGGCAGACTAAGCAGTGTGTTCTTCTGCATCACCGTAGACCATGCCAATAAGATGTGCATGTACCTGAAACAGGCAGGCATCGAGGCTGCTGTAGTGACGGGGGAAACCCCACAAGCAGAGCGAGAAGACATCCTTGAGCGTTTTGAAGACGGCAAGATCAACGCGCTATGTAATGTATCTGTTCTCACTGAGGGGTGGGATGCCCCGCGAACTGATTGTATAGCACTACTCAGGCCCACCAAGTCACTTGGTCTGTACATACAGATATGTGGCCGAGGCATGCGGACCTGGGGCGAGAAGAAAGACTGCATGCTGCTGGACTATGGCGAGAACATGCAGCGCCATGGGTGTATTGATACGGCCAAGCCGCCAGCACCTGAGAAGGAAGAGGACAAGACTCCTAAGATCTGGATCTGCGATGAGTGTGTAGGTGTAAACGACTACGATGTATATACCTGCGCTGAGTGTGGTGCTGATCGTGTGAAGCAGATGGTGAAAGAGCAGCAACTACTGATAGGCGCGATGGAAGAAGAGAAGGATGCCGCCACATCCAGGCAAGCAGCCGCAGGTTCTGTCTTATCAGATGAACTAGAAGACCCTGCTGAGAAACAAGAACGTATCAAAGACATTGATTATGTGACCGCTGAGAAGAAAACATCTAAGAGCGGTAACGAATACTTGAACGTCATGTTCTCAACACCTGGCGAGTACTGGCCCCAGAGCATGCCGATCATGCTGGGCATGAGGGGTAAGGCTGGGATGATGGCCGAGAAGAAGTGGAGGGCATTGACCAGCCAATACAAGTGCCCTGAAGATATTGATTGGGCTGTGCATCAAGTGAACGTGCAGAACAATATGAATCACATTAAACAAATCACTGTAAGAAAAGAGGGGAAATACTGGAATGTTGTCAGCGTCCATTTTTGAAAAGATCGATGAGTCTATTGCAGCAAAAGAAAGCCGTAACCGTGGGCACCTAGGGTTCAGCGGCATAGGCGATGATGATGAGTACCGGCAATGGATGGGCTTCCGTTGGTGCCTATCATCTACATTCGGCGGCAGGATGCTGCGCTTGTTTGACTTGGGCAACCGCATCGAGGATCAGATTGTAGATAACATCCGCGACACGGGGATTATATCTATTGCCTCGCATGATGCAGATGGGAACCAGTTCCGGGCATCGTTCCTTGGCGGTCACTTCGCAGGCTCTTGTGATGGCCTTCTCAAGGGCGTACTGCCACCACCTGATGAAGAAGTTGTCTTACTCATGGAGGTCAAGAGCGCCAACGATAAGCGGTTCAAAGAACTCGTTAAGCTACAAAGCTATGAGGACTGGAGTGATTCATATCGCGTACAGATCCATGCGTACATGGGCGCGCTTGGTTTGACCAAATGCATGGCTGTTGTGATGAACAAAAACAACAGCGAGATATACTCTGAAATCATCGATTACAAGCCACAAATCTGGGAGCGTGCCCAAGAGAAGGCTGAACGTATCATCTGCAGTGACAAGCCTGACATCAGTACTCGCCGCTCAGAGAAAGATTGGCGCATGAAGAACGAGCCTAGTGTGTACAAGGACATCTACTATGGTCGGCGGTTACCTGAGTCAGTCAACTGCAGGAACTGTGTGCATGTTAAGCCACTCACAACATCCAATGGTGCGGTTTGGTACTGTGGTCGTAGCAATAGATCCATACCGATTGAAGAGCAGCCACTAGGCTGTAAGGACCACATGTGGATACCTGCGCTGGTGAACGCAGATCATATCCCTGCTAGGAGCACGCCTGATGGCATGGCTTATCAAGCAGGTATCTTGGAGTTCTATAACGGCAAAGGCCCAGACGGGGCTGAGTATGAGTACAGTAGCGCAGAGATGCGTGAGCTATCGAAGACCAACTTCAATACGCAGATGATGATTGATGGCGAGAAGATTAGGGCTGAGTTCCCTGGTAGCTACTACGACAACATGGATGAGAGCACGCCTGGGTTTTAGTCCCAGGATCGTGGGTCTTTAACGATCAGTATCTTGGTGCCTGGGTATAGCGCCTCAACAAGTTTCTTCTTGAGCGTGAACACCTGGGTTATCAATCCCTTAGTATCCTCTATCACCACCTCACCATCACGCTTATAGCGGAAGTCCGCAACGTATGAGCAGATCTTCTTGTCCTCACCATTCACAGTAACAACACATGGGAAATCAATCTGGACTTCTAGGTCAGATATCTCACCGGCATCTTCGTATCGTTTAAGGATTTTATACCGAGCGGCTTCAAGCTTTGAGTCAAAGACGATCCCATCGTACTCAGTCTTCTTGGCGAAGTACTTGTTCTTCTTCGGTGCCTTCTGAGGTATCAAACTAATCTATTCCTAGAAGTTTGTTTAACTCTACCTGCTTCAATGCTTCTATGCCACGGTCAAAAAGTGACTGAGGCGGAGTAGGTGGCGTAGGAGCCCCTGGTTGAGGTTGCCCAGGTGGCGTGCCAGCTTGTGTTGGGGACATTGGAGTCGCAGGCTGTCCTTGTGCAAGGGGTTGAGCCGCAAGTTGTTGTGCTTGTACTTCGGCTGCAGCCTGTGGTCTAAACAAACTTCCATGAACTCCTGATCTAACTTTGCTAATTGCAGTTAAATCAATTGCATTCTTAAGCTTGTCTTCATTGCCGCGAAACGCAGTAGCCATTGTTTCACTGCTGGGAAAGAACGCATTGAACCGGCCTTGCATTAACATGCTTAGGTTGGGCGTTTTAGCATCTCTTAATGGCTTTATTATTTCTTGATTAGACAAGCCAAGTGTACGGGCATCTTCAATGGCCATGTTCAAATCACGAAGCGCCTTAAACCTTTGTTCGTTTGCTGAAATGTAAGCTTGAGTTAAACCTTCGGCATCTACATTACCTCTAGACTTAGCAACTTGATTAAAGATTCCTGCAGAATCTCTTACATTTTTAGACGCTTCTATTGCTCTGTAATAAAGAACCCTATTTACTCTAGGTTTAATGCTCTTTGCGCCCGTCAAAGCTTCGGCAAATTCTTGCGCTGCATCTAACCGATAACCTTGCTTGTTAACGCCAAGTCTAGCATCACCAGTAACAGTAGAAGCCACCGCTCTTGGAAGATCATTAAGTCTAAGATTAAGGTTAATTGGCGAACCAATATCTGCCGTGATATCTACAGGACTTCCACCAGGCATAAGCCCTTCAGCGAAATGAGCAAATCCCTTAGCAAGCTTTAAGCCAAGGGGATCGTTTTGTCCGAACACACTTCTTCCGTAACTTGTTTGGTTCCTACTAAGATCAAAAATTTTCTCTGTGACAATTGACTCACTCATAAACGGAGAAAAGAATTCTCCTAAAGCCTCATACCCAGCATTAAATGCGATATTGTTTAGGTCTTCTTCTTTTGTAACGCCGGTTTCAACAGCGTTGTATATCGCGCTGAAGGGACGCTTTAAATAATCATAAGGATTAGTGTAAGAGAAGTTATAAATGTCTGTTATGTACCCATCTTTATCTGTGGCTATAGGTATCAGTGTTGAGTTTCTATCCCAACTAGCACCCATGGACCGCTTATATGCTTGCACTTGTTCTTCATCCGCGCCTGTAAGCGTTGTTCCCGCAACCATCAAGGTCTTTGGTATCGCATAATTAACAGCCATCATGCCAGTCAAACGCTTCATGCCAATAGCCCTGATTTCAGGAGACTCACTGGCTATTTCTTTAACCGCTCTGTTAAGAATATTGCCGCCAGTTCTAATCATCTCTGCAGGGAAAGCAACAAAGTTGCCAAAAGGCATCTGTCTTAACTGCTTAATTGCTTGAGGCACACGGGCGTAGTTAGGCACCGTGTCCTTCACTATCTCAGCGGCTTCTTTCTTAAGAATTGTTTTTGTTAAAGAATCTAGTTTCTGACTTCTATCCGCCCTAGCAAAATCTTCTAAGCCTTTGTTTTTGTTAAGGCTTTTAAACATTTTTGTTAAATCATTGTCAGTTAACTTATTCAAGTTAGCTGTAGAAAAGCTTGCGCCTAGCTCTGTAAAATTTCTGGCATCAGATAAGCGTATTTCAGTATTTGAATTCTTAAGAAGTGCATTTTCAAGTTTGCCTAACTCCATCTCAAAACTGTATGTCTTCCACACATCGTCAGAAGCTTGGTAAAGCTTTGCAGCAAAGCCGTTCTGCATGTTTTGGGCTTTCTTAAAAAGCTTTTTAGATAACCCTGGAGTAAACGCATCCGTTGTATTAACCGCATCGCTTAACAATGCTTCAAACTCGCCTACCTTTGCGTTTGTGTTGACGATGCCAAGATCAATTAGTTCGCTATAATATTCTTTTCGAGCGGCCAAGGTTGAGTTGCCTTTGCCAGGGCCGGTTAATCTTTGGTTTAAATTACTAAATACAGTAGAGAAGGCGTTGCCTAAAGACTTTGCGTTACCTATGTTGCCATTGGCCAGAACATAAGCGCCAGCAGTGGTCGCATTTCTTACTTGAGTGGTTGGGCTGTATACAGTCTTCATAACCTGAGAAACACCTTTTAGACCAAGGAAGGTTGAGTAAAGAGGTATCGCTCCATTAGATAAATCAAAAGCAGTAGATGTGTTTTCAAATGCAGCCTTGTGTTCATTAAGAACATACTTGCCTGCAAGCGGACCAAACCTACGCTTTGCGCTTTCTGCTGCCTTGGCAGATGGGTTAGAAGATTCAAGACCTATTCTAGAGTAAGCGCCTAGTTTTCCGTCTGGTGGTATCTCATCAAACAAAAACTTTCCTTCACCAAGATCGCCAAGTTTTTTGTTGTAGTTAACTAAGTCTGTGTAGTATCTGTTTTTAGCAATCTGCTTTGACATGACATCAACAGTCTCAACCATCTTAGTGCGAAGGCCAATCTCTTGTTCTGCGAAGTCTCTAGTCCTTATAAGTTCAGGCTTAGATCGCATCATTACATCTTTTGCGCCAGTGTATTCGCCAAGAAAGTCTCTAACCGCTGGCAAGTTATCTAGCCGCCTACCTTTTAGCATGCCCTGAGAAACACCTGTAAGCGTAGGCACTTCAGTTATGTCCTTTGGTGTCATCTTGGCGTTTGAAAAATCGCTTTGAAGCATTTTGTTAAGGACT